CAATATATCATGCATCTCCGATACAACAATCCAGATGCGCTAAATGAACAGAAACAAAAGCAAATCTACACATTAGATCAAACTCCATTTTATTAAGAAATGAGGTGAGAAAATGGCAGGAAATAATAAAGAAAGAAACGTCGTTCTTAATTTTAAAATGGATGGACAAGTTCAGTATGCGCAGACATTAAAGCAAATTAACATGGTCATGAACAATGCGGCAAAAGAATATAAAAATCATATTGCCGCGATGGGACAAGATGCTACGATGACGGATAAATTAGCAGCTGAAAAGAAAAAGTTAGAGATTCAAATGGAAGCGGCTAAAAAGCGTACATCGATGTTGCGTTCCGAATACCAAGCGATGTCTAAAGATACAAATACGACAGCGGAACAACTTAATAAAATGTATGGAAAATTGCTTGATGCAGAACGTGCTGAAACTACTCTTAATACAGCAATGAAACGAGTGAATGAAGGTCTTTCAGAGCAAGCAACTGAAGCGAGAGAAGCACGTGGAACTTTACTTGATTTGCAGGAGAATTCTAAGAAATTAGAAGCTGAACAAAAGCGATTAACAAGTTCTTTTAAACTCCAAAATGCTGAATTAGGTCAAAATGCTAGTGAAGCAGATAAGTTGGAATTAGCACAGAAACAATTACGTCAGCAAATGGAAATGACGGATAGAGTCGTCCACAATTTAGAACAACAATTAAGTGCAGCAAAGCGTGTGTATGGTGAGAATTCTACAGAAGTACAGCAACTTGAAACGAAATTAAACCAAGCGAAGACTACATTGAAACAATTTGAGAATTCATTGCAAAGTGTTGGTCGAAGTGGAGATCAAGCTGCAGACGGTATGGAGCAACTTGGTAAGAAGTTAGACTTGCACAATATGATGGAAGCTACTCAAATGCTAGAAGGAATGTCTCAGCAGTTAATTGAACTTGGTAAAGCCACTGTGGGTATAGCAATAGATTTTGATCGATCACAAAGGAAAATACAAGCTTCGTTAGGATTGACTCAAAAAGGCGCAGAGAATGTTGGAAAGATTGCAAAGGATGTATGGAAGAAGGGATTTGGTGAAAGTCTTGAGGAAGTAGATCAAGCTTTAATCCAAGTTTATCAAAACATGAGAGAAGTTCCTCATGAGGAATTGCAAATGGTGTCCGAGGATATTTTAACAATTGCTAAGTTATATGATGTGGATGTAAGGGAAGCAACCCGTGGTGCAAGTCAGATAATGACGCAATTTGGTACTAGTTCTAAAGAAACCTTTGACTTGTTAGCATATGGATTGCAAAATAATCTAAACTTTTCAGACGAACTTTTCGATAACTTAGCTGAATATACTCCAATCTATAAAGAGATGGGGTTCAATGCTAAAGAAATGTTCGGCATCCTTATTAGTGGAACTCAAAGTGGAGCGTAATAAATTGCGCCACATATCAGTGATGGTATGTGCAAACCCTGAATATGCTGGAAACTCCTAAAGCCTTATGTACCAAAGTGTAACAATCATAAGGATATGACAATGGACAATCAGCAGGGATAGCCGAAAGGAAGCCCTCAACGACTACCAAGGGGCAACTCAATGAGTTGGTGGTATAGTCTACTCCCTTTTAAATATCTCGAAAGAGAGGGTATAAAGGATAACTTAGATAAAGTAAATGATGGTGTAAAGGAATTTAACAACCAAATTCAATATGGTGGAAAAGATGTAGCAGAAGCTTTTGGGGGATTGAGTGAAAAATCTCAGGACTTATTCAATAAATATAAGGATGGTAAAGCTACTGTAAGTGAGGTATTCAATTCTGTTGTTTCTGATTTGCAAGGAATGGATGACCAAGTTAAGCGAAATACAATTGGACAAACATTGATGAGAACGTTATGGGAAGACCAAGGGAAAGAGGCAATTCTAAGTTTAGGTGATGTCCAGCATGCCTTAGGCGATGTAAATGGCCGTATGGATGAAATGAAAAAGCTTCAAGAAGAATCACTTGGTCAGCAATTTCAAAAAGCATTAAGAGAAACACAAGCAGCTTTAGAACCGGTTGGAAAAAAGCTCGCAGAACTAGCGCAAACTATATTACCTCCGTTGGTTGAAGGGATTAAATCCGTGATGGAGTGGTTTTCAAAATTACCAGAACCAATTCAGAATTTCACCTTTATTTTACTTGGATTAGTTGCGGTAATTGGAACTTTAGCGCCTATCATTGCAGTTGTAGTGGTATCATTTGGAGCACTGGGAGTTGCGATATGGCCATTATTAGGAATTATAGTTGGACTTTCAGCTGTAATAGCAGGCGTTATTTGGGCTATAAAAAACTGGGGGCAGATAACCGATTGGCTTTCTGAAAAGTGGACCCAATTTAAGGAATGGTTTGGTGAATTGTGGTCAAATTTGGTTCAAATATGCCAAGATGCTTGGTCTTCCACAACTGAATATTTTTCTGAAGCCTGGGCTTCCTTTACAGAAATGATGCATGAATTTTTCGACCCAATAGGTCAATTTTTTAGTGATTTGTGGTCAGGTATTGTCGAAACGGCATCTTCTTGGTGGTCTTCCTTAGTAGAAATTGCATCCGAATTGTGGGGTACATTGGTACAAGCTTGGCAGGATACGTGGAATACGATACTTACCGTTTTAGACCCAATTATTTCGGCAGTCTCTGTCGTGTTAGAAGCAGGTTGGTTATTAATACAGGCAGGTACACAAATTGCTTGGGCTGCCATTAGTAAATATATTATCGACCCCATGGTTGAAGCGTATAATTGGTGCAAAAATCAGCTCGGTGAGCTAGTTTCTTGGTTAAATTCACAGTGGGAAACGGTGAAATCTTATACACTCGCAGCATGGAATTTGGTAAAACAGTATGTTATTCAACCAGTTCAAGAATTGTGGAATTGGACAAAGCAAAAACTTGGTGATTTAGCTAACTGGATATTATCAAACTGGGAAACTATAAAATCCTATACACTTACAGCCTGGAATTTGGTGAAGAAATATGTAATTGATCCAGTAACGGAAGCTTATAATTCAGCAAAACAAAAGTTTAGTGACTTATATAATAGTGCTAAAGAAAAGTTCGATGCTGTTAAAAATGCAGCAAAAGAAAAATTTGATGCTGCTAAACGATTCATTATTGACCCAATAAAAGAGGCTGTGGACAAGGTGAAGGGATTCATCGATAAAATCAAAGGATTCTTTGACAATTTGAAACTTAAAATCCCTAAACCTGAAATGCCTAAAATGCCACATTTTAGCTTGCAAACTAGTACAAAAAATATTTTAGGAAAAGACATTGAATATCCAAGTGGTCTGAATATTGATTGGCGTGCAAAAGGTGGTATTTTTACACGTCCTACGATTTTTGGAATGAACGGTGCGAATTTACAAGGAGCTGGAGAAGCTGGTCCGGAAGGTGTTTTACCTTTAAATGAGAAAACACTTGGTGCAATAGGAAAAGGCATTGCATCTACGATGCCACAACAAAGTAATGACCGTCCAATTATCTTGCAAGTTGATGGAAGAACATTCGCTCAAATCACTGGTGACTATACAGATCATGAAGGTGGAGTAAGAATTAGAAAGATTGAAAGGGGGCTGGCATAATGTATGGCATTAAATTTAATGGAAGACATTCATATAGTGATATGGGATACACTATGCCAGCTGATGGCAGAGATATCGGTTTTCCAAGTAAAGAAAAGATTGTGGTTAAAGTACCCTTCAGTAATGTGGAATATGATTTTAGTGAAATATATGGCTCGCAGACATATACATCGAGACCATTAACATATACATTCAATGTTTTGAAGCGAGGCAATTGGACGCCACAGGCATTGCATATGGAAAAGACTAAGTTAATTAATTGGTTAATGAACAGTGGCGGTAGAAAAAAACTATATGATGATGACATCCCTGGTTATTATTTTTTAGCTGAAGTAGAAAGTGAATCTAGTTTTGAGGATGATTATGAAACTGGAACACTTACTGTAACTTTTAGAGCATATTCATTCATGATTGCAGAATTGCAAGAAGGTAATGATATATGGGATAGCTTTAATTTTGATTTAGACGTTGCTCAAACTACTGATTTCACTGTGAATGGATCATTACAAGTTACTATGTTCAATGCCGGAACGCCTAATGTGGTTCCTGAAATTAAAGCATCTAATCCGATGAAAATTAGTATGAATGGAGTTACCTATACAATTCCAAAGGGGACGATAAAAGATAAGAATTTCGCACTTAAATCAGGAGGAAATACAATTAAAATTAATGGTAATGGTACAATCTCATTTCGTTTTTATAAGGAGCTGATTTAATGTATGAAGTAACCATTATTAATGATGGTAAAAAGACTGTCATTCATTATCCACATGTGGATGGTATTAAATTAGCTTCTGGAACGATAAAAAAGGAGATCAATTTAATAGATTCTTTTAATTTTAGTTTCTATATGAATAATCCTGGGTTCAATAAGATAAGGCCGTTAAAAACTTTAATTCATATTTTTAATACTCGTACTCAAAAGTATGAATTTGAAGGGCGAGTGTTAGGGCCTAATAAAAATATGGATAATAGCGGACTTCATAGCGATTCATATGAATGTGAGGGAGAGCTAGGATACTTACATGATTCTGTGCAGAAACATTTAGAGTTTAGGGGTACACCGAAGGAACTGTTTACAAAGATTCTTGATTACCATAATAAGCAAGTAGAAGAGAATAAAAGATTTAAAGTTGGAAATGTAACGGTTACGAATTCCACAAATAACCTTTATCTTTATTTATCAGCTGAGAAAGATACCTTCGACACAATTAAAGAAAAATTAATAGATAAATTAGGTGGCGAACTCCAAATACGTAAAGTAAACGGAGTTCGTTTTTTGGATTATTTAGAACGGATTGGTGAAGACAAAAAAGATGAGATTAAGATTTCAAAGAACTTAATCAGCATGTCTTGCGACATAGATCCAACTCAAATTATTACCCGTTTAACACCTTTAGGCGCACGAATTGAATCAGAGGAAGAAGGTGCAACCGATGCATCAGAAGCACGTTTAACCATTGAATCGGTTAATAAGGGGATACCCTACCTTGATGATGTGGAAGCCATAAAAGAATTTGGAATCCAAGGCGGTTCTATTACATGGGATGATGTAACGCTTGTTGAGAATTTACTTTCTAAAGGAAAAGAGTGGCTTAAAAATCAGAAGACGGCACATGTTCAATATCAAATCAGTGCAGTTGATTTATCTTTAATTGGATTGGATATCAATTCATTTGAGCCAGGAAATAGCCATCCAGTTATAAATCCAATCATGGGAATTGATGAGCGACTTAGGATTGTTGGTAAATCTTTAGATATTAATAGTCCACAAGATGCATCTCTTACAATTGGCGATAAATTAAAAACGCTAAATCAATATCAAAGTGATATGAATGCATCATCTCAAAAGGTAGTTGAGTTACAACAAACTGTTTCAAGGCAAAGTAATAAGATTGGCTCGCTATCAACTAACCTGGAACAAGCAGAACAAGAACTGCAAGCTTTGAAATTAGCTGTTGAGGATGCTGATTTGGAGAAGATAGTTCAGCTGGTATCCGACTTGGGGGATTCTTTAGAAAAAATTGAAGAAGAAATACAAAATCTTCCTACCACAGAAGTTATTGTGGAAATTCGAAGTGATATTGAAATAAATGCTAAAAACATTATTGCAGTTGATAAAAGATTAAAAACGGCTGAAATAGGAATTGAAACAAATAGTAAAAACATTGATACAAATAGTAATAGTATTGAGCAGATACAGACTGATTTAGAAGATATAAAAGATCGCTTGACTGCTTTGGAAAATGGAGGTGCAAAACGTGGCTAACATAAGTGGCTATCTAGATAAAATTCGAACAGCTATTTTTGGTAAAGATGTTCGTGGATCTATACATGATGGAATAGATGCTATTAATAAGGAAACAGAAGTAGCAACTGTACTTTCTAAGGACACACAACATAAGCAAACCGCTTTAGAAAAGAAATATGATGATCAAATTGCTAATATGACGAATGAAAATCCGTCTATTAGTGAACTTGTGGATTATAGAACGAGTGGCGTTACAGGTGAAGGGTTTGTTACGGCAGGAAAAAGAGCAGATGCTTTTGATAATCAATTGATAGCAACAAATGGCATGATTGGAGATTTATCGTTATTAGGCGCAGCGCATCGTGATTTAGCTACTTCTATAAGTGAGAGGGAGATAAATGTAAAAGATTTTGGGGCTAAGGGTAATGGAATAACAGATGATACTATTCCGATTAAACTAGCTATGGTTTATGCAGAACAAATGGGAGCTACTGTATTGTTCCCTGCAGGTGTTTATCTTGTGTCCGAGTCTATTGTTACAAATGGAGTCAGTATGAAAGGCGAAGCTGTTAGCATGTATAACGGAATTGCGATAGGAACACGTATTAAAGGTACCTCAAGGGATTTCTCTATTATTAAACAAGGCGCAATAAAAAAAGAAAATATAACATTTAATATAGAAAAAATCCAGGTAGAAGGTGGGAGCATAGGATTTGATTTTATTTACAGTGTGCATTCTGAGTTTTCTATGCTTCAAGCCGTTGATTGTAATCAAGGGTTCAATTTGGGGAATTTGTCTAGCGTTGGACATATGTCTTGCATTTTCAAATTATTACAAACAAAAGATTGTGTTCGAGCAATTAATATGCTTGGAAATGGGTATTTCAACGCTAATACATTCATTGATTGTTTCTTTTCTTCAGAAGAACAAGCAGGACTTTTGAAAGTTAATGGAGGAATTGGAGCGGTTGGTAATCGATTCATTAACACAGAGTTTCGCAGTGCAAATAGTTACGGAATTGAGTTGAATAACACGCAAAATACGGTATTTGATGGAGGATACTTTGAAAATAAATCAAGTGCTGTTTTAATCTCCGGTTATTCTAGCGCAGTCAAATTAAGTGATTGTACATTTGGAAGTTTGAAAAACAACAATCAAGAAGGAGAAAGAGCATTTGTAAAAATGAATGCAGGTGGATCAGTAATAATAGATTCAGGTCTTATTTATTTAGTAGATAGTGAATTAACTAAAGATTTATTATTTATTGATGCGAAAGATCCTTCTTATTTTAATAACATTACCTTTATTAAAAGGTCAGTTCTTAGTGGAGATGTAAAAGGATTTAAGTATGCAATTGGGACGTATAGAGAGCTTGCTTTCAAAAAAGCACAGCAAGCTTTTCTGTCAAATACAATAAACGTCTTACCTGGAACGAGTACTATTTTAAATGTCATTTTTCCAACTGCATTTGCAAATACCCCAAACGTTCAAATTACTCCACGTACTGGAGAATCAGCAGCATTTAAAGATTTGTTTTATGCAATCTCAAGTGTAACTGCAACTGGGTTCACGATTGAGCTATACAATCAATCAAGCGGCAATAGGTATCTAAGTTTTAATGTATTAGCACAAGAAATATAGAAAGAGGTGTATCCAGATGATTCAAGAGATTACAATAAGAGGCTCTAAATATACTACACTCCACAATATTCAAATGTCAGTAGAAGGAAATCGTATTACCATTTCACCTGGACAAGTATGGCAAAATAGCGAGATCGTATTAGACATAAAAGAATCGATTATAATTGATATCCCTGTTAATGAAGAAGAGTGTTATTACGAAATAAATTTAACGTCAGATAAAGTTATCGTTAATACTAAAACAAATAACCAGTCTTTAATAACAGCAGAATATATCATTAAATTATGCTGGTTTACTGTTCCTAAAAATATAATCTCTTTAGATGATGTACAAGTTCACTTTGTGAAGGTGGTAGAAGAGCATAATGAAGATTGAAGTTAACCCTGGTATTCCTAAAGATGAAGGTTCTGACGGTATGGAGAATAATAAAGAACAAAATGCAAAATTAGCTTATGATCTAATGATTGCCCAAAATCAAATTGAAACATTGGAATCTCAACAAGCAGATTTATTATACATGTTAATGGTGAAGGGGGTTTTGTAAATGTTAAGTTGGTTTGAAATGATTAAGGATTTCTATCCGAAATATTGGAATGCAAAAAAGGTTGGTGATGCTGTTATATACGGAAAAATCACACCTGAGCAATACAAAGAAATCACTGGTGATGAGTATGTTTCAATACAACCGCCAAGATCTTAATGCAATATATACTTCAATTTAATGAGCAGCAATGAGCTGGTCTTTTTTTTATTGCTTGAAAGGGGGTGAGATATGGATAAGGTTAATTTCTGGTTCAAGATGTAAGAGTGTTTTAGGTATTAAACAACAAAACAAACTAAAAAACGAAAGAGGTAAATGAAAATGGAAAAACATATTATTGATATTTCAAAATGGAACAATCAAATTAACTGGGATGTAGCAGCACCACAGCTGGATTTAGCAATTTGTCGTGTGCAATATGGATCACTTACAGTAGATGGATTATATAACGAACATGTAACGAATTTAGAAGCTAAAGGAATTCCACATGCTGCTTATGCTTATGGTTGCTATGTATCTGTAGCTGATGCAATTGTGGAAGCAAATGACTTTTTGAAACGAGTAAATCCAAATGCGAAATTCTTAGTGTTGGACGTAGAGGATGATACATTAGCAAGTTGCGGTCCTGAGAAACTAGCAGAAGCATCACAAGCTTTTATTAATACATGTAGAAAAGCTGGATGGAAGGTTGGATTATATGTAGCACATCACATGTACAATCAATACAAATTACAAAGCGTAAAAGCAGACTTCATTTGGATTCCTCGTTACGGAACAAATGATGGTAAACCACAGATCAAACCGGATTACTCATGCGACCTATGGCAATACACAGATAATGGATATTTAGATGGGGTTGGAAAGGTAGATTTAAATCTTGTAAATGGGAATAAAGATTTAGATTGGTTTCTTGGGAAAAGGGATGAGGGACAGTATATCGTGACAGGTGGTATTCAACCTAAAATGATTGCGGAGGTTTCACAATATTTAATTGACAATAAAGTATTGGCAAAAGTTCAATTTAAAGGTGATGGAACTAATCCTATTTTGGAAACAGGTGTATTAAGTATAAAAGAATTACAAAAATTCAAAGCTTGGTTAGATGAAAGAAATTGGTGGTATGCAGTCAAAAGATAAAACAAAATATGGCTTTTATAACAAAACAAAGCGTGCCTTTATAGCAGGATTTGTTATTTTGGAAGGCGATAAGAAGAGATATAAATAGTAATGTTGTAATAATAACAGAAAGAAAATGCCAAACATGTGGTAATGTAATTGAAATAATGTATAGTGGAGGTTCTTTCACCCAATGTAACGGTTGCGTATGTTTAAATAAGCTTTTTTAAAAAATTAAACATGTAGATAACATTCGTATTGATACATTAGGAGGAAATATGTCAATATTGAAAATTAAAAAAATCATATCTTACTATTAAATATATTAAGTTAATCCCCCTTTTATGGAAATTTATAGAATTATAATATACAATTTCTATAAAACAATAAAGGGGGAATTATGTTGGAGATACAGATTATCAGCTCATTAAAAAATTTCTCATTTGAAAAAACTGGTATCAATGTTGAGACAATTGGCCAGACAGGACATGGTTTTCTTATTTCAAACAGCTCAGAAATTATTATTAGTAATTTTTTAAGTGATACATTTATTATGAATCTAGGAAAAATGAATCTTGATTCTTTGTTAGATTCAACCTATGCATATTTCACGGAAGACTTTCGTGATTTTTCTGAGCAAAATATAGAAGTAGACTTAATTGAATTTTTAGAACAAAGTTGGGGACCATTTCAAGTATTTCTTTTATCTCTTTGGTTTATTAAAGATAATAGCGTGAACTTTGAAACTGCATATTTATATGCTCCAGAAAAAGAAATAGTCTTTGGAAGTAGAAGGAATATGTGGTTTTGCAATTCTATTGGTAAGTACACTCAAACAGTTTTTACAGATGAAGAGTTGGAAGAAGCATATAAGTGGTCTCTAATGATTATTAAGCATCAAAAGTATACAGAAGGTGAGATGAAGCCTCGAGTTGACGTGAATAATGCAGGAGGGATTGAGTATCGAAATAATGATACTTACACAGTGTATTCATCCAAAAATAGATTTTATAGAGCTTTGCGTTTTATTCAAGTAGCACGGAGTGAATCGTTTTTACCAGTTAAAATTTCCGCATATGTGGGTGCAATAGAAGCGTTGTTATCTACTTCTAATAAGTGGGTAGCACATCAAATATCAGACCGTGTTGCAAAGATAATTGATGGAGGTTCTAAAGAGAGAAGCAAAAATTATAAGTTTATTAAAAAAGTATATACTGTACGTTCACAATATGTACATGGCTCAGGTTTGGGAAAGACACTAGAAGCTTTAAAGGAATCATCTAAGGAATTAGATAACATTATGAGAAATTTGATGAAAGAGCTTTTTAAACATCCAGAGATGGCGACAATGAATAATGGGGATTTAGATAAGTGGTTCGAAAATTTGACCCTCCAGTAAAACTTTAAAAATTGAATTATATGAACATGATGAGTGCTACAAGATAGGGTGAATTTGAGTTTTTAATATTTCAAGTGATATTGGTTAGAAATATGGATTTTAAGCTAAGAGGAGCAAATGCTTCTCTTTTTATTTTGAAAGGGGGGAGAACAGTGGAAGATGCGATTTTCAATTCAATGATTCAACAAGGAGCATTCGCAACGTTATTTGTGTGGATGCTTTTTACTACGCAAAAAAAGAATGAACAACGTGAAGCGCAGTACCAAGCAGTCATTCAAAAGAACCAAGAAGTTATTGAAGAACAGGCAAAGGCTTTTGGATCTATTTCTAAAGACGTAACAGAAATCAAACAAAAACTTTTTGAAGGAGACGATAAATAATGGGGCACATTATAGATATTTCAAAATGGAATGGTAATATTAATTGGGATGTAGCTGCACAGCAACTGGATTTAGTAATTGCTAGGGTGCAAGATGGGTCAAATGTTGTAGATCATATGTATCAAAGCTATGTGAGTGAAATGAAAAAACGTGGTGTTCCTTTTGGTAACTATGCGTTTTGTCGTTTCGTTTCTGAAAATGATGCAAGGGTTGAAGCGAGGGACTTCTGGAACCGCGGTGATAAGAATGCATTATTCTGGGTAGCTGATGTGGAAGTGAAGACAATGGGCAATATGTTAGCTGGAACATTAGCTTTCATCGATGAATTAGGCCGATTAGGTGCTAAAAAAGTTGGTTTGTATGTTGGCCATCATACATATAAAGAGTTCCAAGCGGATAAAGTAAATGCTGATTTCGTATGGATTCCACGATATGGTGGTAATAGACCAGTTTATCCATGTGATATTTGGCAGTATACTGAGACGGGAAATGTTCCTGGTATCGGTAAATGTGATTTAAATGAATTAATTGGTAATAAGTCTTTATCTTGGTTTACAGGATTAGAGGAAACAATTGCAACTAGTCAATATGATTCTAGTTGGTTTACAAAACAAGACGGTGTATTAACGTTAAATACATCTATTAAACTTCGTACCGAACCATCCACGGATGCTCCTGTTATTGCTACATTGAATGTAGGCGATGAAGTAAAATATGATGCATTCGGTTATGAAAAAGATGGACATGTTTGGTTACGTCAAAAGCGTTCGGATGGTTATGGTTATATTGCGAGTGGTGAGACTAGTAATGGGAAACGTGTTAGTAGTTGGGGTTCATTTAAATAAAATAAAAATTGCCGGCTCTTAATTGAGTCGGCTTTTTTATTTAATCATTTTTATTTATTTGTTCTCTTAATTTATTCTCAAAAAGAATACGTTTATCTTCCATATCGGTATATGCTTGATATTTTCCTTTTCTTTTTGTAGCAGATGTTCTACCTTTTGTTTCTGGTGGGTAACAGTTTGGGCATCTAGCTTCACCAATATGTCTAGCCTTTACCATTGCTTTATATTCATTGTCGCATTCACCGCAAAGCCACCAAATTCTTTCATTGCATCTTGTGGAGGTTTCTTCAGGAGTAGTAACCCCATAAACTCCTTTGTTTTTTGTAGGATGCCATTCCTTTGCAATCTCTGGATTTAATAAGGCTATTGATTGTTGATACTTTTCGCATTTACGACAGCCTTTACCGTTTTTTACCCTTTGACTAGCTTTTTCTGACCAAATATGTCCTTCATTACAAATCCAATTAACATCTTCTGTTGTAGTATAGAGTGCATCATATGGAGTTTTTGACTTTTGATAGTAAGTAGGTTCGAAAATGTACCATTCTTTCGCTAATTCAGGATAGACAGTTGCAAAACAATTATCCATACACAATTTCTTATTTGCACAATATGGACAAGAACTCTTATTATTATATCTACTCGCAATTGTTTCTTCCCAATCATGCCCTCTTTTACATTGCCACCATCTTAGTCTAGGTTTTTCTTCGAAATTTACTTCCCCAGGTGTTTTTATATTGTTAATAGGATGCCATTGTTTTGCTAACTCTGGATCTACATCAAGAAGGGGTTTAACTTCTCCTTCTTCCTTGACTTCGGCTTTTTTTTCAGACTTCTTTAATCTCAAACATTTAGGGCATTCTTCTTTGTTTTTGAGTCTTTCTCCAGTGGTTGCTCCCCATTCGTGTCCTTCTGGGCATAACCACCAAATGTATTCATAACTTCCGTAAGTAATCTCATTGGGATTAATGTTTTTATTTTTAGTAGGATGCCACTCAGATATTAGTTTGTTAGAAAGTCTTTTATCGATAAGTAAAGAATCCATAATTTTCACCGTTCTCTCTATTTAATTAAAAACCATTTACCATCGTTAATATCTCTAGGGCGTATTTCGTATTCTTCTAATTCAATAATGTGGTTAGATTCTTTCTGAAAATATGGTTTTACAAATATAAATGCCTTATCATAACATGTGTGTCTATTATCGTATTCATCTTTATATACTTCGATTTTAACGATTTGCATTCTATATTCGTAGAGAGGGTGAGCGAATTTTTGTCCTATTTTTAAATAAAGTTGTGTCGGGTCATCACTATTTAATTCTTCTATAGGTATTCGAATCGCTTCGCTCCGTTCCCAAAAACTCCAAGCCCCTGGATCCATAATTTTCAACAACCCTTCTGATAATTTTTATTACAAATCAGATATCTTTCTAACTTGTTTTTCCTTCTTCTTGAAATTTTTCTTATACTGTTTGAAGTCTTCTTTATCCACATAAAACTTCTCACCTGTAGCTACATTTTTTACTAAGCATGTTTTCATGAAGAATTCCTTTGTGAAATAATAAATCACTAATGCTACTAAAGAAAAAGTAAAAGTTGGAATGAATAGAATAACTGCAATGACTGCCAACCATGTATCTAAAGTTGTATTTGCACGTTTTAAGACCAATCTTTTTCCTGCTGCAGCTTCAGCTTGTGCCAATTGTTCCATACGTTGCAATGATGCGACTGTATCGTAACTCATGAAATAACCTCCTGATATATAGTAACAACATCATTATATCAAACATTGGTGATATTGGGATTATTTCACATCCACAAAATCATCAATTTTAAATTTC